TTCCAAGAAACTTTAAAGCACCACGACCAAACCCTCTGTTCAATCCTTTGCTTAAGATTTTACCTTTAGGTGCAGTAGTAGGTGAGAGACCTGGTGTCTTAGGTGGCGGCTTAAATGCAGATGGATTTTTATTTGCTAATCTTTGTACTCTTTTAAGTGCTTGCTCTCTACTTAATCCGTTCTTAAGTGCGTCACGATATACTCTCTCACCATTCTTACCAAACTTTTTAAAGATAGGATTGTTACCTGTCTTTACTTTCTTACTAAAATCCTTGACTCTACTGTTGACTCTACTATTACTATTAGATGTGTTCTTATTGTTAGTCTTAGATCGTCTGTTTGGATTATAAAAATCCAGATTCAACATACGAAGGATAGAATCCATCAATCCAAATGGATTTAACAATGCTTGTAGTCCTACTATCCCTAGTAGTAATGTTCCTAAACCTTTTAACCTACCCCAAAAACTATTGTTACCATCAACTAATGCAGAGAATCCATCTAGTATTTTAGTTACACTACCCTTTGCAAATCCATATAACTTCTTGACTACAAAACTTAATTTCTTTAAGAAGACTGCTATCTTTTTTATCTCTCCTGCATCTGACATCCATGTTAGGAGACCTTTTATAGCAAGTAGATTTACAAGACCTGCAACAAATTGCATTGCAGATAGTAATAGTCCCTGTACACCACCAAAGAGTGCCTTACCAAAACTTACAAGAGCACTCTCCTTTGGTTTCTTTATCTGTGATTTCTTTATCTTACCAATACCTTTCCCCTTTAAGGCATTCTGTCTTTCAAACTCGTCCTCATTTCTTTGATCCCTTTCACGTTGTAATCTACGACGCTCAGTTACCTCCCTCATCTTATCAACTTTGATAGATGCAAGAGATATCTCATGAAGATCTTTTACTACAACACCAATACTATTGACAGTCTTCCCAAGACGATTGACCGCTAAAAGATTAGTCCTAGGACCGTTAGAAGCAAGAGTCTTCTTACCACTTCCGCTAGGATTAACTAATTTGTAGGGGTCTATTTTTGGGTTAGCCACTTGCTTGTTGAGCTGCTTGTTGATCCTTCATTCGTTTCTCTTCTTCTCTTAAGAAGTCGATTAACATTGTGACATAGATTTCCTTCTCCCAAGGCATAAGGTTTTCAATGTGTTCTATATGCCATTTGTGATGATGTATTAATGCAAAGTTAGTATCATAATACTGTCTCAGTGTATTATGGAGAAGGGCTATCCGAAAAAAGATGCTAGACCTTCTAGTGTAACGTCGCTCACTACTTTAGTGTTTGGGTTAGTAACCTTGAGTGTGTGAGTTAACTTAGGCATTGTCTCAAAGAATTGTTGAACATCTTTAAACTGAGCTGAACTCATTGAATCTAAAAATTCTAACACTTCTTTATGAGGCATGTTCTTACAGTCATGTACTTCTTCTGGTGTGGTGACACTCTTCACACAACTTGCTGCCATCTCAAAGATTTGATCTACATCTTGTCCGTCATTAACGAAGTTTGCTTTAACAAATGTATCAAGACTTGGGTAGTCCATAGTAATTAAGATCTCATCTGATATCTTAATCTCTCTGCTATGACCTTTAGTCTTCTTAACTTTGATAGAATCAAGAGGGATCTTAACTTCTACCTGTGTTTCATTATCATCAGGGCAGGTCACACCTACATCTACACTCTCACCAACAGACTTGGTTCTGATCTGTAAGAATACAAATTCAATATCAAATGTTGGTAGTGCTTCTACGTCTTTAATATCAGTGCAAGCTGCAATGATATCTTTGATAGCATTCACAATACTATCTTGGTTGCCAGTTTCAGTAGCAATTAATAGAACTTTCTCTTCCTTGACAAGGAATGGTCTATAATTTACAACTCTACCGTCAGACGGTAGTTTCATTTTAAATTTTGGGGTTACTAAGGTCGGTAATGCCATAATAATTTCAATTCAGTACAATTATTTAGGGAGGTTCTAGAAGTTATATGTGATCCACTTAGATCTATCCTTTACTGTTCTAACAGATGCCTTTCTAGGATCGTGTTGATGATCACCAGGAATATGTGCTTCATGAGTTCCCCAGTCGGTATACGATGGAACATAGTATCTATATCGTTCAAAATAAAATCCTACAGTCAGTGTATTAACTCTTGACTCCATGTTATTCAACTGAGTTGAACCTAGATTAAATGGGAACACCTGTCTCAGTTCCCACATAGCAACGATACGATTTCGTTGTGGCATTCCAAGCCATCCCTGTCCAGTTCCACATTTCTTTACGTATGATGCCCACCTATCTTTATCAAAAATACTAAGTATATTTCCTCCTCCTCTCTCCCATTTGAATATCCTTACTACAGGTGCACAATAATTATCATAGAAATCTACATACTGATCTGCATCATTCCTTGTGAATGCCATCCATCTTTCAAAAAGTGTTCTTGTCTTATGGTTAGCTGGAACCTTGAATGTCATACTTACTTGACTGAAGTTAGTACCAGTAATATATCTGTGCGGTGAACCCATTGTAACTAATTGTCCAGTCGCCATCTGTTTACTAGGTAAACTTACACTATCACAATAGTAATCTAATAAGAATGCCTCATCATTATTACTTAAAGACCAACCTGGTTGACTACCAAACATGGAGGGTGTAAGAAAATGCACCGAGTACATGTTAGTGTAACTAGGATTGTTCTGTAGTTTTCTAGAGAACGCAAGGAACTCTTGGAAAGAACTATCTCTAGCATCTTGTTGATTAGGAACTGATCCTCCAAACAAATTATACTTGGAGTTAAATGCTGCAGCATAATCTTGCAGTGTCTGATCAAATGCAGGACCTATTGAGTTGAATAAGTTTGAAGTAACTGATGATATTAATTTACCAAACATTATACTTTAAGCTCCTTTTCTGTGATTAACATGAACTCCCATCCACGATCTTTACAATATTCTTTAGCTGCTTCCCACTTTGCTTGATTAATAGCATAGGTAACAACCTCTGTGATATATGCTTTAGTTTGTCTCTTTTGTTTCTTAGGTTGTTTAGTCTGTCTTAGAGGTTTAACCTCAACCATATACTTCTTGCGTCCTATTTTTACATAGAAATCAGGAAAGTATCTGTGCCGACGACCATCAGCAGGAGAGATGTATGGAATAACTATCTCTTCACTACCCCATTCAGTAACAGAAGATGACCTATCACACCAAACCATGAACTTATACTCCCACGAAGACCTATAAATAATGTTATGATAATCACCTTTGTACTTTCGTGGAAAGGTAGGACGGTATTTTCCTTGATACCTCATAAATAATACATGTATCAAAGACTATTTAGGTAGAAAGTTGGCTGTTTACAGATATCCATATAGATTACCCGCTACAAGATCACAATCTGGTGGTAAGGCAGCTGATATGCCTACAGATGCTACTGATTATTTGATGATAAGACGTGAGAGATATAAGTACGATGACCAATCAGTCCCTGCTTTCTATGACAGGCGTACACCAGGTAATCAACAAACTATAATTGCACACCCTGACAGGTGTTACATTGCTATACCTCCACAAATTACTACACAATATGCACCTGCATATAGGAGAGCAGACGTTGGTGTGTCTGGTGTTGCAGCAATGGGACTACTAGGTGATGGTAAAGACTTTACTGCAATGGCAGGAACATTACAAGATGCTGCAGCTGCTGCACTACCTGAGTTCTCTACTGGTGCTATCCTTTCTATGATCAATGGATTCAACCAGTTCATAGGTTTACAAGGTCAGTTAGATATTAATACTATACAATCACTACAGAGTGGTAAGATATTCAACCCATATAGTGAACAGATATTCCAAGGTATGAGTTTTAGAACTCATAACTTTGCTTTTAAATTCTTAGCACGAAATGCTAGAGAGTCACAAGAAATTAAAAGTATCATAGATTATATTAAGATAGGTTCAGTCCCTAAGATAGCAGCAGGTGATTACAATAAGAAATTTATCAACAAGAACAAGAAGTTCTCAGCGTATGGTAAGGATAAAGAAAGAGATAAAATGACCTTCGATCAGGACTGGTTTAAGACAGATGCTTTCAGTGGTGATTCTGGATACGCATATCAAAATAGATTCTTCGAGGTTCCAGATAGATATCAGTTAAGGTTTGTTCGTTTCGGAACTAACGTTAGTGATCTTGGTAAACTTGAACCTTCACAACGAAGAGATCTAATGTTTAAAATTTATCCTTCTGTTTGTACAGGTATCAATGTAAACTATACACCAGACAATCAATACGTAGCACTTAAAAATCCAACAGAAGAAACTACTGATGTCCCTGCGATAGTTATGACTATAACATTCACAGAGACTAGGTTACTCACACAGCAAGACGTTGCAGCAGGTTACTAATGGCATTCTTTTCTTATCTCCCAAATGTATATGTAGGTGAAGGCATCAAAGATGATGAGGACTTCAAGTATCGCCTTGTCAAAAATATATTCCGAAGAGCAAAGACTAGAGCAGACTTAGATCAGTATGTAACTTTACTCGAAGCATATGAGGTAGGAGAAGATGAGTCTCCTGCTAATGTAGCACTAGCATTTTTTAATGATCCATTCTTAGACTGGATGATCTTAATGGTTAATAATATTACTGATGTATATGAACAGTGGCCAAAAAACATCAATGATCTACAAGAATATACAAGAAGAAAGTATAATAATCCAGATGCTGTTCATCATTACGAGACAGTCAGAGCAGAATTTAATGGAGAGACATTCTTAGAGCAAGGTATACAAGTTAATGACACATGGAGAACTGTATTACCAGACGGTACTACACTAGGAGAAACTCAATCAATCTATCCAGTGACAAACTATGAGTATGAAGACTATCTAAATGAACAGAAACGTATCATAAAATTACCTACACCACCTGTAATAGAACTAATACTAGCAGAGTTTGAAGATGTAATTGCTTATGAACCTCACTCAGAACTAGATCAGAAAGGTAATAAGAAGAGTTCATTAAATATGTCATCTCGTTTCCTTAATACTGCAGGTATTTCTGCTGCTAGTAAGTCTAGAGATGAGGGTATAGGTTATGTTACATCATATGATAACGGACCTGGTAGTGCCACAGTCCAGGTAGGAGCCGCACAGACTACAACAGAAACTACTGCTCCAGTAACATCAGTAACACCAGACGCTGGTACAAGTAATACTACAGTAGCGGGAACCGCAACTGCTACAGAATCATCAACAACTTCAACTACAACTTCTTCCAGTTCAACTTCTAGTTCTTCTAGTTCAAGTAGTTCTAGTTCAAGTAGTAGTAGCAGTAGTAGTTCTGGATCCTCATCTTCTGGATCATCAGGAGGATACGGAGGAGGATACTAAAAAACCCTACACGCGAAAAATTCTGGCGAATTTTTTTTCGGGTATAGGGGAATTAAAAGATGGATTTCATAATGTATTCAGTGCTTAGAATTGGATCGTTACCTAGAAGATCTAACTGCAATTCATCTGCATCTACATACACATCATCCTTTCCTTTACGAACGTGTAACCAATAATATGTACCGTCTTCTCTCTTGAAAAAATAACTTGTGTTATGTGAGTCAAGAGTAAACAAAGCAACGACATGAGGGTATTCAATCTTACGATTTGGATCAGGTCTACATGACTTACCCATGTCACCATACATAGGTCTCGCACCACTACCATGTGGTGTAGGTAAGTTTCTACCGTGGTCTCCAAATAAATCGTAACCCTTAGTCACGTTGTCTCCAGTCATCTGATCTGTCATTCTTAAACCAGTCTGCTATATCATCTGCACCATTAAAACCTTTCTTATGCTTTTTTGGATCTGAATCTCCGATGTCTAAAAATTTAAGACAAGATCCATCTTCATCTGTTGCTAATCTTCTTGCTTGACTCAGCATACCTCTTGCTGATGTATTTACTTTCGCTAATTTCTGTGCCCATATCATATCTTCTATACTTACTTCGGTTCCTGATGCAATGTCTTTGCAAATGCCTTCCAAACGAAGACGATATTGGGTAGATAACATAAACTAATACATGTGATTAGTATTATTTAACTACCTTCCATCCCAGATCATATCAGGCATTGCAGACTGTCCTGGTTTCACGAAAAAGATTAAGATAAAATAAGCACCGAACCATATTAGATTGAAAGTCCATGCCTGTCTGTAAAGATATTTCCTTACACGCATTGCAACATCAACCTTAGCAACTGCTACAGGATCGTATGCATTTCCTACTTGTCTTAGTATCTGTTCAATAATCACAGCAATAATTGTACCTATCACTAGAGGATAGAATGCAAAGTTTGCAAATGACATTACATAGATTAGTAAATTAATCATCGTGATCGTCCCAAGGGTCTGCTAGTCCTTTGTTACCAAAGAACCCTTTGTATATACCAAACGCTGCTAACAGTATAGTAATAACTGCTATTGAAATCCCGAATGTCATATTGGGATCAGCATTATAGTGTGGAATAATTGCGTTACATTTAGTCCAAGTACCTGGTAGTGTATAAACAGGAGGACAAGAGAGTAACAAGTCTCTGATAGCTAACATTTCTGTTCCCATTATCTTAGTGGTGTTAAACGTGCGGGTATGTCACCGTCGTCATCATCATCTTCATCTTCTAACTCAGCGATTCTATTTTCTAACGCTTTGTTTAGCATCCGATCTTCTAACGCACGGTCTGGTGTAAATTGTAGGTCAACTGTTCCCTCTGCGTCAACCTCTGGTTTGAATTTCACAACAAGTAATTCATCACCAGTCTTCACTTCAGTCATCTCTGGGTGTCTTCTCTTTACTTCAACAGGATTGTTTAACATAGAATTAATGCTAGTCAAATTTCTATACATCAAGTTCAATGCCATGATGAACAAGACTGCTATTGATAATAAAAATAAGATGGGAACAAGTGCCATTAGTGATGCGGATTATAGTAATTTAACATTAACAATAAGATCATAATGATAACAAGTATTGCAAGGATAGTCATAACAATTTGTAATTATTTAACTCTAAAGACCACAGTATATCTATATCCATACTCTTGTTTTGGAGCATGTCCCCTGTGCTTTAGATGGGATGGGAATACTATTACTCTACCAGGTTTATACTGATAGATTCTAGTACCCTCGGCAAATGGATCTTGGATTTCAAATTCTCCACCCCAATCTTGTTTCCAAGTAGGGTTTAACATAACCATAATAGTTCTTTGATCAGAGTCTCCATC